TGTCCCTGTCCCTGCATGGTTAGGTTTAGTTAATGGTGCACTAGGTGATATTAGTAGTTTTGCTAACGGTCTAGTCAATGGTATTGTTGATAAGATTACAGATAAAATTGATTCTGTCACCAGTAAGGTAGATGGTATTATTGATCGTATGCTCAATGGTGCACAGAAAGCCATGGCAGATACTGCGAACACCATAGGTACTATCATGACTGGTATCTTGGGCGTAGCACAGGCTGGGAAAAAGATACAACAATTTGCAGGTGCAGTTAAGACTATTCTTACTACTGATTTCTCTAAGTTAGATTGGGGATCTCTATTAGGTATTATCTTAGGTATATTAAAAGCATTATTTGCAAAAGACTGCGGACGAACGACTAAGGTCACGAAGACGAAAGGGTGGTTTCCATTACTGGGGACTACCCGATGCGATACGTTTGGTGAAACACTCAAAGCGAGTGGAGCAGCTCCAAGTGCATCACAATATAATAACGATAAGTCTGGTAGAGGATTCTTCCATGACTTGTATAACAACTTAGATCCATATAGACAAACAACTCAAACATTCTTAAACGGCACAAGTATCATTGAAGATGCTACGCCTGGTAAAGAGAAACGTATTAACTCAGGTCCTGGTGGTGTAACCACTATTGAGGATAGACTTGGTAACGTCCATAAGAATGTCCCTAACAATGACACAAGAATCATTGCGAAGGACTGTTGTGAGACTGTAAAAGGTAATAAGACTCTAACTGTAGAGGGTGACTATCATCTCAAGGTCATGGGTAACTTTGACATAGAAGTTATCGGTGCTATGAATATTAATCAGAGCAACGGAGATCCAACTGAAACAACTGGATCATCTAAACCTACTAATGGTAGCACTAGTGAAAACACAGTTACCAATACAGATGCAAACAATTACTATAAACCTCCAATACCTGTATATGGATCTGCAAATTATCCTGCATATCCAAAGGAGCCAGGTAGTGATAGGTATGGACGTAGACCTGGTGGATCAAGTCTAGCCGTCCCTACTAAGTCAGGTAGTGATAAAGAGCAATCATCTGTTGAAGTGAAACATGGTGACCATACCATTGCATATAGTGGCATTATAACCATGCAAGCAGCTGACATAAAACTAGCCGCGGCTGATAAAGTTAACGTAGCAGCACAGGTAACTAAGATTGAAGGTAATGCTATTGATTTAGTTGCTGATGGTGAGATCACTATGGAAGCAAACTGGATCAGTAAATTCCTAGGGTCAGGTGAATTGTCATTTGTTAATATGTTTAGTCTTGATATCATGCCTAAGATCTCAGGTGTATTCCAGATGGTCAAAGGATCTATTGTTGATGCATGCGTAGACCAACCAGGTATCCCTCCTGCTATGCCCCCACTTCACATTCGTATTTCCAACGCTACTACTTTAGTAGGTGGTATGGCAGACGTAGTAAGTGGCACAACAGGAGCACACTTTACTTTTGTTAATACAGCTTCGGGTGGTATTGCAGAGATTGTCAATGCTGCAGGTGGTGCAATTATCAACCAAGTAAATAATGGTATCGCATCATATGGTGTGAATACTGGATTCTTCGCTGCAGGATGCTCTGCAGGTCCTACTCAGATATATGGCTTGCCAGTTTTGTTAAACTGATGTATGATATGGGGATCTATACCCCATACTATGCCAATACATGTAAACGACAGTGATGTCGTAGAGCATATATTCGTGACGATGAGTCAAAGGAAAGTAAGAATCCTAGACGAAGCAGGCTACGAAGAAATTGTTAAATACAAATGGGATGACGAGGGTAGTGAAGGTTTTCGAGAAACCATTGCTATGTTTCAAGCAACAGTCCCTAAGGATATAATCACATTCTTACCATGAATAACATCATTACACTTACACAAGAAGAGATTGAAGGTAACTTTGAGTTTGCGTTGAAACTTTGCGAAAAGGGTCACACAATCAAAGTTATAACTAAAGATGAAAAAGCAGTTTTGCTTACACCAGTAATGGGATACACTCAACTTCCTGATGATGTGAATATTCCAGATGCTGAGGAGTTTACTCCTGACCCTGCTGCTGTGGGAGCATATGTAGCAGAATCTATGCGAGAAATGACACAGGACTTCTAATGGCAATCAAGGTAACAGAAAACTTTTGTTATCTAGAATTACCTGATGTTGGGAAGCAAATCGTTAAGATGTATAAAATTGGTGGCATACCATATACATTTGACGAATTGCCAGAATTTATGCAAGGTGACCCTGACATTATTCTAGATGCAGAGACATCACCAGAGTATACCATGGAGCAAATGTATAACTATTCATGTTATCTCTGTGACGAGGAAATGCACCCATTAATGTGGGATTTGGAGGGGTATGTCGAAAATTTCGAGGAAGTCCCAGACGCATAGTAGATATTGTATAAATAAAGTTGTAACTAAATAGCGAGCGGTTGTGGCAACCAAAAGAATATCACAATTAGGTACGATAACGGATGCAGAGGTTACTGGCGAGTCGATTCTCCCTGTAGTTATTTCTGATCCATTACAACCAAACCGCAAAGCCAAAGTAAACCAGTTGCATAGAGGTGTGAGTGCAGGTACAGCAGCCACGCCTGGTCTATGTTTCGATTTGGACAGGGACACAGGACTCTATCAAGCACAAGCAAACGAGATTGGTATAACTTTTGGATCTGCGACAATCTATAACACTAGAGTAGCAAACACTGATGGATCTTCAACGGTCAACATCACTGCTATAGATACTGCTAGTTCCAATAGTAATGTACAAATCACTCCTCAGGGTAGTGGTTATTTTACTGTACAAGGTCTTACTCAGTTTAAAGACGTTGAATTCTATCTAACAGGTGATCAAAACCCTGCTAAGAGAGCATTCTTTAACGCTGATACTATCTCTACACAGTCAGGTACAAAGAGATTTGACTTACCCGACGTAGGTGTAAGCACATCTACCACACTGGTTGCTAACGATACATTCCAATCATTGACAAATAAAACTATCATCATTAAAGATAGTGAGTTGTCAATCACTGGATCCACATCAACAGATAAGGTAGCAAAACTTGAGTGTGACGCATGGCAATCACCAGGCACACATATATACAGGTTACCAGATTTCGGTGCTACACAAACACAATCTACTCTGATTGATGACATCACAGAGCAAAATATATTCAATAAGAATATGGTTAACCCCACATTCTCGAATACACCCTCTGGCGATCCTCAAAACCCTACACCACAGGTAATTTTTGATTCATCTGGTCTAACTGCAAACCGCACTATTATATTTGATGACCTCAATGCCACACTCGTAGGTACAGACTCTACTCAAACACTAAGTAATAAAGTATATCAAGGTGCAATATTTGCAGATACTACTGCAAGCGTAGGTATCAATAGGAAAATTACATTTGATCTATCTAATATTGAAGATAATCAAAACTATTCCTTTAGTTTCCCTAATAATGATCCTTCTGCCCCGCTAAATACTTCCGACTCTTCAGTTTTAGTAACCGAATTGAAGACTCAAACTCTAGTCAACAAGACATTTGAATCCGCTAAGATTAACAACCCTAACGATTTAAACGGTCTCGTTACTATTGATGTCTCTAATATCACTGAGGCAGTATCGATTCAATTCCCTAATGCGGATGCAACGTTACTTTCTACTAATAACATCGCTGAGGTGGGTATTAGTTTCGGTGGTCCTATTTCCGCCCCAGTCTTAGGTGGACAACTCAGACTACAATCACATTTCCAGTCAGGATGGTAATTAAAAAATGACAGCAGGACGATTAGCTGCCGTATCACCCGCAGCAACCACAGATACGTCGCTATATAAGGCGAATATAACAGACACAGCATCAACGGTAGTCAATGTATGTAACCAGAATGGATCTGGCAGCACATATAGATTAGCATTGAGAGACTACGATCAGGTGTTACACCTAGATGGTTTAAACGCTAGTGCATATAAATTTGCAAAAGGCAATCCAATCACATCTTATTACTTGGATCTTAATCCAGGTTTCCAAGATGCACAAGCAATTCCTGGTACGAATTTTACATCTACTAACGGTGCGACTGGCACTATTCTTGATGTATTCAAACCTACAACTGCTGTAACTTACTACACAAAGATTTCTGAAATCATCCAACTTAGTTTCGCTGCTGACTCTCTGACTGGTACTCCTGTCGATGGTGAGACTATTACTGGTGCAACTTCTGGTCTTACTGCATCTAATCGTGGTGTGCAGGCAGGAGGTACTTCAGCATTTATTGAGGTTGCTGATATTGCAACAGGTGGCACTGCAGTCA